CTGGATCTTCACGCCGCCTCCTGCTCTAGTTCCACCACAAAATCGGGGATCACCGCCGGCCGGTTCTCGACGATCTGAACCTCTCGCCACCCCAATCGCGTTTTCACCCAAAAGATCGTGGCAGCCGGATGTTGACCTGAAGTTGCCATTTTGAATAATGTTTGCAGAACTTTCGCCTTGGCATCGGCTACTCCTCCGTCTAGTTCCTTCCGAAAATGTTTTCGCAGCGTCTTGGTGGAACGGAGGCCCACTGAGGTGGCAATATCTTGTTGGGGCACACCATAGCCTGCCATGGATCGAACTGTGCGTCGCCGCTCTTCGGTGGGTATGAATTTGGGTCTTGGCATTTTGTCTTCCGTAATATCGGATCACTTGCCAGGGCTCGTCACGCCTCTATACCGGAATCAGCGGAGACTGTCCAGCGGGCATCCTGGACTTCATCAAAACTGCGACCGTCCCCCTCGAGTTTCGCCGCCTTTCCGGTGAGCGTTTGCCATCGGCGCACGATGAGATCTACATACTTGACGTCTATTTCAAGGCCGTAACAAATGCGACCTGTTAGTTCCGCAGCGATCAGAGTCGTGCCCGATCCTAAGAAGGGGTCATAGACCCCGTCGCCACGGACGGTATGGTTGAGGATGGGACGACGCATTAGCTCGATGGGCTTCTGGGCGGCGTGGCCAGTGGCCGTCTCCTCTTGGTTCTTGCCGCCGAAAGGGTTGAGACTGGCCACCTGCCAAAGCGTGCTCTGCGCGCGGTCCCCGCGCCAATTTGCACCCTGGCCTTTCCGCACCGCAAACCAACAGGGTTCATGTCCCCAGTGATAATGTCCCCGACTTAGGACGAAATTTTGTTTGGCCCAGATGATTTGCGAGCGGATTTCGAAGCCCGCGGCCTCGATCCCTAGCGCCACCTCGGCCGCGTGAATACCGCCATGCCATATGTATGTAATGTTGCCTGGAAACAATTCCCAGGCTGCACGCCAATTCACGCGATTATCGTTCGGTATTCTGCCGGTCTGGCGTTGTATGCCGAGCCCAGCTTGCTCGCGCCAATGTGGATCGTACTCAACTCCGTATGGCGGATCGGCGCACATCAGCAGTGGACGTGCCTCACCTAGAAGACGTGCCACGTCCTTTGCGTCAGTCGCGTCCCCGCATAGTACTCGATTCGCACCACACTGCCAAAGATCGTTGTAGATAGTGACCGTCCTGGCCGGCAGGTCTGGAACTGCATTGGCTGCATCGTCGTCGTCCACATCTATCAGCAGCTGGTCGATCTCGCGGGGTTCAAACCCCGTGAGAGTCAGGTCGAAGTCCAACTCTTTGAGCTCCGCTATCTCCAACTTCAGCAGGTCCGGTTCCCAGTCTGTCTCCTCATGACTGCGGTTATCCACGAGCCGGTAGGCTCGAACTTGCGCCGGCGTCAAACCTTCAGCCACATGCACGGGCACGCGACCTAGGCCCAGCTTGCGAGCGGCCAGCCATCGCGTATGTCCAACAGCGATGACTCCATGCGCGTCGACCACGATGGGCTGGCGCCAACCATATTCGTCTATGGATGCAGCCACTTTATCGATCGCCGATTGCGGTATGGCCCGAGGATTACCAGCGTAGGGTTTCACTTGATCGATTGATTGCCATTCAATTTTCATACTCACGTTTACCTCTTCGTTTTTAGAGACGTGGTTGAGCGTGAGTGAAAAACCCACTCAGTTATTGGACGGGTGAGGGGGTGTAGAAAGCGTGTAGGGCTACTTCTCGGAAAGTACAGATTCCAAGGATCTTTCAAGCGGATAACTGCGAGTTGCACTTTTGCAAATTCGCTCTACGACGAAGCGGAACCTCTTCACAGATGCGGTAGGTGACATTTTCCACGCAAAGGCCAGTTGGTGCATGTCGTTCCATTTGCCTCGGTAAGTGGGCAGGACCGAACGCCACCACACGTAGGTTTGTGCCGTCGGCGACAACTTCCGCTCGCCATCCTTTTTATTGACTAGGTCTTCCTCATCGAGAACGGTGGCGTTTCCCATTTTGTGCAATACCTTTTGAACGTCACTCATGGTCTCGTTCGTAAAGCGTGAGTGCAGATGTAAAGGTAACTTTGCTCTATGTCTTTGGACCACTTGCTCGAGCCTGCGCCACTCCCCCACAACAGCATCAATTGAAGCTTTGATCTGCTGGCGTGCCCGGCGGCCTGCTTTATATCGTCGCATCACCTCCGCGGGGTCTGGATAATCAGCTGGCAACCCATGGAGCGCCGCTGCCAATTCGAGTTGTGATCGAGCCTTGTGATCCTCTGACACCTCCTCGCCTTGCATTTGACTTTCCGCATGTTCAAGTAGAAATGCATACTTGAAGAGCCGTGCAGGGCTGATGGCCAAGTGCAGTGCTTTTCTGACCAGAGCCTCAATTCGCGAAGCTCGGGCAAGCGACACGCTTGTATATAGTTCGACCAGCTTCGGGTCCAGATTGTCCAGGAAGCCCTGTGGCAGTTGGTTCCCATCATTTGTCATACGGAGCGTTAGACGTTAAGGGAGTAGCTACTGATTCCATCCTATGCGCGTGCGCGTCGCCCAGTGGCCGGCTCCAGTCATGAGCCTAGCTTCTGGGATCGTGGACATGAAGGGGCCTCGGGCCTAAGGCCGGGCATTGGTGCTTGCCCCGGGGCCATTCATTCACCGCACCAGATCGCTAAATAGTTGCTTCTGCGAGCTCCAGTCCACCTCTTGCGCAATCCGCCTCAGCTGTCGTTCCGTGATCGGGTCTGGTCCCTGGAACGTTTTCGGTTGAAACAACAGCGTCTCCTGGATCTCCGGTGCCAAGTTTGTCAGATTCATGATCTGTGACATTCGCGGCCGGCTAATCGGTGCCAGAGCCGCGAGAACCGAATAATCGTTGACTTCTCGTTCCCGTACCAACCTCTCCATCTTGATCGCCAGCGCCATCAGTTTGCTGATCCTGGGAATTCTTCCGGTTGCAGGTTTCCGTGCGGATCGTACGCCGCCACGGTTCGGAATCGGAAGTTCATAATCGATTCGTGCTCCATCCTGTAAAGTGATTACTACCTTACGCGTCTTTCCCGCATAGACGATCTGCCCGATCGATTGCTGCATGACCAAGGTATTGGTTTGAGCCCCGAGCGTCAGCTCCAGCCGCTGCTTCACCGATGCATCCAGATCTTCCGCTGCAACAGGCCTCGGTTTACAACCGGCGCGCCGATTGGCCTTGGGGCAAACGTAATAGGTGTGGCGCCTACCTTGTTTCTTGGTATAGGTCGAGACCAGTGTTACACCACAGTCTCCACATCGGATGAGATTTTTTAGGAACGCCTCCTGCTTGTGATGTTTAATGCCGACCTGCGATGTGCGCTGCAGCTTCAGCTTTCGGTTCAGTTGCTCCCACAGCGTCTGATTCACGATGGCTTCCTGTTCACCTGGGTAGAGCGTACCCTTATGGCAAATGCATCCTTTATATAGGACATTGCCCAACAGTGCCGCCAGTGTTGATCTCAAGAAGGGCTTTCCGGTGTGCTCGCGCCCGCCCCGGCTGGTCCAGCTCTTGGTCATGAGACCGCGTGCATTGACCTCGCGCAGGCACCCGGATAGCGTGCCGGCTTTGTCGGCGAGCGCAAAGATCTCCCGGACCCGTTCTGCTTCTGGCGGATTGGTCATCAACCGTCCGCCCCTGGGATCCACATCATAGCCCAGCACCGGAATCCCGCCGATCCACTTCCCTTTCCGCCGCGCGGCCGACAGCTTGTCGCGGGTTCGTTCGCTGATGATCTCCCGCTCAAACTGCGCAAAGGAAAGGAGGATGTTTAGAGTTAAGCGGCCCAGCGAGCTCGTCGTGTTGAAATCCTGGGTTACGGAAACAAAACTAACTCCATGCCGGTCAAACAATCCAATCAGCCGCGCGAAATCAAGCAGAGAACGGCTCAACCGATCGACTTTATAGACCAAAACGCAATCCACTCGTCCCGCCTCGATGGCACTGAGGAGCTCCTGGAGCGCCGGCCGATCCATGTTTGAGCCGCTGAAACCACCGTCGTCAAACAGGTCCGGCACTGCGACCCACCCGGACAGATGTTGACTGCGAATGTAAGCCTCTGCCGCTTCCCGTTGTGCCTGCAGCGTGTTGAACTCCTGTTCCAGGCCTTCCTCAGTCGACTTCCTGGTGTAGATGGCGCAACGCAGCGATCGTCGATTCTCTTCCATTCTCGTTTATTCCCCCTTACTGTTCAGGAGACCGAAAAACAGAAAACCGTTCCAGCGCGTTCCCGTGACAAGATGAGCAATGGCGCTCAACGAAGCAAAGGTCTGACCGTCATAAGAGAAGCCCAATTCCAACACCGTGACGACGATCGCTTTCCCCCGGTATGAGCGCTGCAGAATAGTCCCAACGGGCGGCAGTCGCGAATCTCGTCGCGATTCTGAAGCGCTTCTGGCTTTGACAAGTTGATCCCAGAACGCACGTGGGGCCCGCAACCTAAGATCCAGATCCTCGGCCAATTGTGCAGCGCGCTCCTTGGCTGCTTCGCTCAGACCACCCTCTGCCTTCGCTTGCAAGCGCCAGGCGATTCGTCGGAACAAATGCTGGTGATTGGAAGACGGAGAGTCTTCTCCGAACATCGCCCGATAGCGGAGCTTCAGCTCCTTGGTTTTCATTGTGCGAAGGCTTTCGATTTCCTGCCTCACGCCTTCATTCATGGTTAAAATCTCCTCTGAGGTCAGGTTGGGTCAGCGGCGAAACGACCTGTTTACCCCAGAGACCATGAACGCTCTGCCGGCCGAGGAAAGCAAGCCTCTGAGAACTTCAAAACCTGCCCTCCCTCGCTTTGGTATCGAAATCCGGCTGCTTACACTGCGTTTGCGCGTTACCGGCCATGCGATTCGCCTTTAATTCCCCACCTTTATAATCGGGAATCAAGCTCCTGAGAAGCTGCCAAACATTGACCAGCAGGACCCCAGCACTTCCCCGAGGTGAACAGCATTAGCTGGTTGTATCCCGTTTAGTCCTTTTTATAGACGGTAATAACTCTGCAGCTCTCCGAAGAGTGAGAGCGGATGTCAGCTTGGGGAGCCAA